TTTTGGGCTTCTTAGTTATGTTTTATGGCATTATTTCTAACAATAATGTCTTCATAATAGGAATTGGAATTATAGTAATGGGTATAGATGTTGTTTTATTGCCATTTACAACTCCCGAAACAATAAATTTTCTAGGATATAAAAAGTCGAAATTTGCAGGAAGAATATCAGGTATATTGCTTATAGTAGTTGGAGTATGGATGTGGTTTATTCAATGATAAATCCCAGCCTGCAAAGTTGAAAATAAATTGAAAGTCACGAAATCGGAGGAGTTAATGATTATGTGGAATGAATTAGGCATAAGTGGAGGAACCGCAATTGTTATTTTGATCGCACTGTATTTTGTTATCAAATGGGCAGTGAAAAATGGTATCAAAGAAGCCTACAGCGCCATCACTGGAAAGAAAACTGATGAAGATGTCAGAAACGAAAAAGAACTGAAAGAACTCGGATTTGAGTTAGAAGATAAATAAAAGTTTTCAGGTGGTGTTTCTATGAAGAAAAAAGTACTTGCAATTATGTTAGTTACGGTATCAATAATGTTGATTTCGGCGTGTGGGAAAAAAGAAAAACTGTACGAAATTTCTGATCTGTCGCAGTATAAGACAGATTATGTAGGAGATTCTTCGAATGTTATAAATATTGTAAGTAGTCAAGAGTATCCGGAGGGATATTCATATGACAGTATAGAGATACAGTCTGAAACAGAGCCTTATGGATTAACCGTTTTTCTAAAAGATGAACCGTCTGCATCCAGGATTGAAGATGAATTGCAGGTTAATGCAGATATGACATTTAACTTGATTGGTAATTTGGGAACACTTGATTATAGAATCGCAGACAGCAAAGAAATCATTGCATCGTATGAACGGTAGAGAGATTGTTCTACAACTTTCAGTTCTATTGATTTAATAAAAGAAGATATGGAAAGCATTTGTCAGGAATGGCAGATGCTTTTTTTGTGCCCGGAGTGATCCGGGTATTTTTGTGCCTTTTTTATGGGACTTAGGGGGTGAGCTGTATGGCAGGGAACAGAATCAGGGGGATCACTGTCGAGATTGGCGGTGATACCACGAAATTGCAGACTGCCCTGAAAGGGGTTAATACGGAGATCAGGAATACGCAGAGCCAGTTGAAAGATGTGGAGAAGCTTCTGAAGCTGGATCCGGGGAATACGGAGCTGATCGCGCAGAAGCACAGGCTGCTGGCACAGGCGGTTTCTGAAACAAGGGAAAAGCTGGAGACTTTGAAGACTGCACAGCAGCAGGCGGATGAGGCACTGCGGAACGGAACGATTTCCCAGGATCAGTATGATGCCCTGCAGAGGGAAATCGTTGAGACGGAACAGAGACTACGGAGTCTGGAAGAGCAGGCGAACCAGTCTGCGACTGCTTTGCAGAAAATCGGGGCGACCGGTGAGAAGCTGCAGACAGTTGGAAACAAGATTTCTTCTGTGGGACAGAAGCTGCTTCCAGTGACGGGAGTGGTGACAGGGCTTGGAACGGCGGCGGTGAAAACTGCCGCTGATTTTGACTCTGCGATGAGTAAGGTGGCGGCTGTGTCTGGGGCAACGGGATCTGATTTTGACAGCCTCCGGGATAAGGCCAGGGAGATGGGTGCCAAGACAAAGTTCTCTGCGACTGAGGCAGCGGATGCCATGAACTATATGGCAATGGCCGGATGGAAGACAGAGGATATGCTGTCTGGTATTGAAGGCGTTATGTATCTGGCTGCAGCATCCGGGGAAGACCTGGCAACGACTTCTGATATTGTGACGGATGCGCTGACAGCTTTTGGGCTGACTGCAGCGGATTCGGGACATTTTGCAGATGTGCTGGCGGCTGCTTCCAGTAATGCCAATACCAATGTGTCCATGATGGGCGAGACGTTCAAGTATTGTGCGCCGATTGCGGGGGCGCTGGGATTTTCGGTTGAGGATACGGCGGAAGCAATCGGTCTGATGGGGAATGCGGGTATCAAGGCTTACCAGGCCGGTACTTCCATGCGTTCCATCATGACCAACCTGACCGGGGATGTGAAGCTGTCGGGTGCGGCGATCGGGGATGTGACCATTGCTACCACGAATGCGGACGGTTCCATGCGGAGCCTGTCTGCAATTCTGGCTGACTGCAGGGGAGCTTTTGCAGGAATGACGGAAGCTGAGAAGGCAAATAATGCGGAAGCTCTGGTTGGAAAGAATGCAATGTCAGGATTCCTTGCACTGATGAATGCGGCTCCAGAGGATATTGAAAAGGTGTCGGGGGCAGTGAATAACTGTAAGGATGCTGCAAAGAACATGGCGGATACCATGCAGGATAATCTGGAAGGACAGCTGACTATTCTGAAGTCACAGCTTCAGGAGCTGGCGATCTCTTTCGGGGATCTGCTGATGCCTGCGGTGAGGAGTATTGTTTCCGGACTGCAGGGGATGGTGGATGTGCTGAATGTAATGCCGGACGGGGTGAAACGTGTGATCATGATCGTTGCACTTCTGGCTGCGGCTCTGGGACCTGTGCTGATCATCATAGGCAAGACCCTTTCGGCCATTGGAACGATCATGACATGGGCACCGAAGCTTGCCGGTGCGATCAGCGCAGTGAAGGGAGCTTTTGCGGCACTGAGTGCCACGATGATGGCGAACCCTATTGCCATTGTGATCGCTGCCATTGCAGCTTTAGTGGCGGCATTTATTTATCTGTGGAATACGAATGAGGAGTTCCGGCAGTTCTGGGTCAGGCTGTGGAATGAGATTAAGGAAGTCGCTGTCCAGGTATGGACGGCGGTTTCACAGTTTCTGGTTTCTGCATGGAACGGGATCCGGAATACGGCGGTGGCTGTCTGGAATGGGATCAGGGGTTTCTTTTCCGGTCTGTGGGCTGGGATTAAGACGCTGTTCACAACGGTTGTCACTGCAATTTCTACTTTCCTTGTGGGAGCGTGGAATGGGATCCGTGCAACGGTTATGGTGGTGTGGAATGCAATTTCTGCATTTCTGGGTTCTGTCTGGAATGGGATTAAGTCTGTTATTACGAATGTGGTGAACGGAATCCGGACGTTTTTGCAGACATCGTGGAATGGAATCAGAACAATTATCACTACGGTGATGAATGCGATCCGAACGGTGATTTCTACGGTATGGAATGGAATCCGCACAATTATTTCTACCGTGCTGAATGGAATCAGGGGTACTGTTAATTCCGTGTGGAACGGAATCAGGAATACCATTTCTTCTGTGGTAAACGGGATTAAGAATACGGTTTCCAGTGCTTTTAATGCCATGTGGTCCGGAATCCGGGGTACGATTTCCGGTATTTATAATACGATCCGGGATGGATTGGGAAATGCAGTGAATTATATTACAAGTCTTGCATCTGCCGGATGGCGGTGGGGCGCGGATATTATCAATGGTATTGTGAATGGAATCCGGAGCTGTATTGGTGCAGTTGCCAATGCAGTAACGGATGTGGCAAATACGATCCGTTCCCATCTGCATTTCTCTGTGCCGGATGAAGGACCACTGACGGATTTCGAGAGCTGGATGCCAGACTTTATGAGTGGTCTGGCTGAGGGCATTGAGAAGAGCAGGGGCATGGTAAAGGCGGCTGTGAATAGTGTGGCTGCGGATATGGTGATTTCGCCGCAGATGGCTGTGGCAGATGGCGGTGTGATGACCGGTACGGGAACGTCCGGCGGTGCGGATCTGACAGCCGGTATTGTGGCGGCGCTGAAAGATGTGCTGGGTGATCAGAAAGGACAGCAGGGGGATCTGGTGATTCCGGTTTATCTGGGGAACCAGCTGCTGGATGAGGTGATCGTGACAGCACAGCAGAGAATGAGTCTGAGGAGCGGAGGTAGATAGGATGGCTTTTTTTCAGTATCTTGTGTTTGACGGGGAGAACCTGCCGCTTCCGGATTCTTATGAGGCGGAGCTGGAGGATGTGGAAGCGGATTCCGGCGGTGAGACAGAGGCAGGGACAACACAGAGGGATGTGGTGCGGCATGGTGTGGTGCGGATCCCGGTGTCGTTTTCTGTTACGGCGAAGTGGTTGAAGAAGCTGGCGGGGTATGCGAAGAAGGATAAGATCAGCGTGCAGTATTTTGATGTGGAGACAGCGGAGCTGAAACTGGCTGAGATGTATGTGACGGGGTATAAGGCGAAGCTGAAAAAGGATACCAGTTATAAAGGGCTTTGGACGGTGAGTTTTACGTTGAAGGAGATGTAGGGAGATGGTATAATGGGAGCATCAAATCGGAATTTGTGGAGAGATTTCCTGAACTTTCCTTATTTTTCAAGGCTTACAGCCTCTTAGATAGTGAAATGATATGTATTTTCCCTTATCTTTGCCCTTATGCGGAATCCGCAAGGGAAATAAGGGAAATTTTTAGTTAAGCATTGCTCACTACTTTATCAAGAAGTCTTGCGGAATCCCGTTTTGCTTTTCTTGTTGAGTGAGCGTAAATATTCATTGTGGTACTGACATCAGAGTGTCCTAACAGTTCCTGTACATC